CATCAAGCCAATAGAGAGCAGATTAACGAATGGCATCGCCAGCACTATCAGGCCAATATAGAGAGGTTCCGCGAAGAGCACCGCCAATACAATCGCGCAAACAAAGAGCGACTTGCTGAGTACAATCGACAGCATCGTCAAGAGAATAAAGAGCATTACGCCGAATACCATCGACAATACAACAAGAGCAACAAAGAGCGCATTCGGGAGCGTGTACGCAAATACCAAAACGCAAACCGAGCGCGTATAGCAGCGTGGCATCGCAAATGGCGTCTAGCCAACCACGAGCGATACATTGAGCGAATGCGTCAATATAAAGACGCAAACCGAGATAAGATAACCACTCAAAATCGCCAGTACCGCGAGGTGAATAGGACGCGGCGAGCCGAGTATAGCCGACACTACAACCTGCTCAATCAAGGCGCTGTTGCAGCAACAAGGCGACAATATCGCCAAGCTAACCGAGAGCGCATTGCCGCGCAAAAGCGACAATATCGCCAAGCTAACCGAGAGCGCATTGCCGCGCAAAAGCGACAATATCACAGAACGCAACGCGGCAAAGCGGTTCGCGCTAGAATAGGCGCAGCACGCCGCGCCCGCAGGCTTGCCGCGCTAGGCGTCTACACTGTATCCGAAGTTCAGCGACAATACTGCGTGCAGCAAGGCCGCTGTTACTACTGTCAATCCGAGGTGGGCAACAAATACCACGTAGATCACTTCATTCCACTAAGCAAAGGTGGCTCTAATGGCCCCGAAAACATCGTCATCGCTTGCCCGACATGCAACCTGCGCAAGCACAACAAGATGCCCGATGAGTTCATGGCGATCCTAGAGGCAGAAAAGGCAAAGGGCGAGTGATCGCCCTTTTTACTTAATACGCTTACTTTGTGTCCGTCTTCGGCTTCGCGAGTAAGATACTTCCGACCAACTGGCGTACCTCGCTGCGCCAGACCATATCCCACCGTTCAACCTCTTTTTTAGTCGGGATCGCAATGTGCCCAGTCAGCAGGTAGTCTTGAACACATTCCGCTGCGGCTGCGAATATCAGGTCGAATGGGGCTGAACTGAATCCCTTGTGGTTTTTGTTTTGCGGGCGTCCGTCGCCGTGCCAGAACGTCGAGATTTTTTGGACGACGCGCCGATGGAAGGCTTGTCGCTGCTTAAAAAATCGCTGTTCGGCTCGTCTAGCGCCTCCCGATGCTCTGCGTTCAATTTGCTGGCAGGCAACTGGACGGGATCAATCCTGAATGGACGCTGAAGTGCCGACCACTGACGCCCCCACTCCTTTATCAGCTCGTAGGAGATGCTGAGGCGGAATGCCCACAATTCGGCTGGCGTCATGCGGTCGCGTTCCAGCCACCGTTCACGGAATCGTGTCAGTCCGATTCCCTCTCGCCCATCGAACTTAAAGACAACCGACGGCGTGCAGGACATGAATACGCTGAATTCTTGCAACGTACTGAAATGCCGACTGCCCTCTTCCAGTCCGCCGACCGCCTCGCTGATCTGCTTTTGAATGTCCTCGGCGACGAGATCAGTACCGAGTCCCTGCTCCTCACACTGGAATTCAATAAAATCGGCTAATGTTTCCACCCGTTGCTTATCACTCATGGCGTTGGATAAACCTCCGTGCCTTTCGTAAATCTCAGTACAACATTGTTCCAGCCACCGAACACCGCTTCGCCGTCTCCCGGAAGGTCCGGCTTGCGCAGTGTGCATTGAAAGAATCGGGCGCTGCCGACTGCATCATAGGTCATCACCGTTACTAATCCCGACTGCGCCCCACCGGGCAGGAAAGTATCAAGCAGATACTTCAGCATCAGAAGGCTCAAGTAGCTAATCACAAGCTCAAATTGCCAATCGCCATCCTCACCAGCGGAGCCATCGGCGAATTCAACGACTCGCCGCTTTGGAGGCGTACTCCTTAGAGTGTCAACGCTCCACTGCTGAATCTCGGCGTCCTGATCAGCTTGCTCTGGAAAGCCACTAAGGGCGTAGGAATCGGTAACGTCATCCGCAGGGTGTGTGCCGCTGCGAAGACGATGCTCCGTCTCCCGCCCTTCTGGTTGCCCCATAACTTAGTTGCGCTTCTTGGATGTGGACTTCGCTGGTTCGTCCGGCACAGGCGGTTTCGATTCCTCGCCTTTACCATCTGGTGGCAGCTCATCTTCGTCGTGCGGCTCAAGATCAACTGGCGGCGGCACAGGCGCGAGGTCTTCAGGTGGCTTGACTGGCTCGTCAACCGCTTTTTTAATAGCGGCAGGCGCTACAGCATCATTCGGCTCGAAGTTAGTCTCGAAGGAGATCGCCATAGGCTTTTCCTCGATCAACTTGAACACCATGTCGGGTTTGAATTGCTCTTCCTTCGCCACGACAAAATGCGTGTCGTCGAGGTGTCGGAACGCCTTGAAATTGTGACCATCCAGCTTATTGCCGAAAGCGTCATGCGTGGGCCACCGAACGATCCGTCCGAGTCCATCGCGCAAACCAACGAAATTCTCGTCGTCGGCATGATAATCAAATAATGGCATCGTAAATCTCCTCTACATCACTGCGAGTGGTGCTGCTGCTTGCGGCTATTCGCCGTCTTCTGGTAGATCACCCTCTTCCGACGACTCTGCTTCCTCGGCTGGCGGTTCGGGCGGCGGAGGCAGCAACTTGAACGTCATGCCGTTCTTGAGTTGCCCCGCCTGCGCGAATACGAAATGGTTCCTGCCGAGGTTCACCATCGTCAGGTTCGTGGTGGAAGTTAGCTCCGCGCCGAACGCGTCGTGCGTAGGAACCCGCGTGATCCCGCCCTCGTCGTCCCGCGTGCCCACGCTGGGACTATCCGGCAAATATGCATACTCTGGCATACGAAAACTCCTAGCCTGAATTCACTTCGAAAAACAACGCACGCCGCTTACGAAGTCGGCGTGAAGGCGGTATCCCACAGAACGCTGCCAATTTGCCCAGCCGTGCCCGCTGCGGGGATCACAATCGCGCCGGTCGAAACGCTGGCGGAAGTCAGCGCCGTCGGCACGCCATTGAATACATATTCGTTCGGCGTGGCGTTGAGCGTGATCACATTGGACACTGGCAGATAGGGCAGCGTGAAGGAGGTAGCAGTACCATCGGCTTTGAACCCGTACAGGAAGACGGGGTTGTCGGTGATAATCGTGTAGCAATCGGTCAGGTTCTTCGCCAGACCCAAGTTGATCTGATTCGAACCAATGCCGAACTGCTGCCCGGTGAACGCGTACTTTGAGAGCACCGGCGCGATACGCAGCACGGAATTGCTGGCTTCCTGATACTGCGCCCCGCCGCGCCGATACGACGCGTTGACCTTGCTCATGAAGTGCGTGATGTACTTCTGGTTGCCTGTGTCAACATCCACCGCACGCTGCTGCACAGCGAACCCCGCAGGCTTCGGCTGCGACCGTGCCGGGTTTTGCGCCGTCTTGGTGCGGTATGGATTCGTCGTGATGGTCGTCATCCCCTGAATCAGATCGTTCAGGGCGGTGTCGTAGGTGTCGAGCTGCACATCGAACGGCTGAATCTTGGTGTTACCAAAACTCATGATGTTGCCTTCAATGTCGCCCGCCTTGAAGACGAGATCGACGAACTGAGCAAAGGCTTGCTCGGCATTGATCACATCGGGAAGATCGTAAGCGCCGCTGCCAGAGCCGTTAGGCAGCGCAGAGCCTTGCTGCCCTAAGCACGCGCCCGTCGTTGAATCAGGCAGCCAGATGAACGAGCGCTCGTACCCACCAACATTTAGTCTCATAAGAACCTCAGCTCGAACGCCCTGTTTTCATCAGGAGCGCGATAGTTAAGTTAAAGTCGAAGCCCACGTACTCCGTCCCGCCGGGACCTTGGAACTTGCGCGGGCCACTATCCCCGAACAGCACATCTTCAGGCATCCACGCCAGCTCTCTCAGTTTGGCGACGTAGGTGCCCGCCGTATCGAGACGCGGATGCACAAGGAAATAAGCGTTGAATGCATCAATCGCCGTAATCACCTTCGACATCGACTCGGAGCCGAGACTGTCGTCTTTGTCGTCCGATGTCGCTACATCCACCAAGCACCGTGCGACGAACTGCCGTCGCTGAATCGTGTGCCCCGCCTGCCGCGATGGGCTGTTGCCCGTTGTCGCCCCGACCAGTGTGTACACATACGGCAGTTCTTCCGGTTCTTTGGGGAGCGATTCGGCGAGTCGCGCTACTGACACCACACCAGCGATTTCTCGATAGTTGATCGGCAGTCGATCTAGCACATCGTTAATGCTTGCCGCTGTCACGCGATCTCTGCCTTTCGGTACAATCCAGCTTCGCCCATCACGCGCAAGACATCCTTGGGAATGCCTTCCACGGAAATCGGGATCGTGAAGTCGCCGATCACGGCTTGCCCTACGAGCGGCGACTTGGCCTGCTCACCACGCCACTGCACCAAGCGGCGCATCAGCGTCTCGATCACTGGCATCGGACGCCAGCGATAGGACACTGCCGATGCATGGACGGCTGCTGTTGAGCCGTTGTACGCCCGCTCGACCGTCACCGTAAATGGTGCTGGCGCTGCTGTTACGTCTTCTACGTACAGGTACTCAGTACCCACCTTCAGCACCATGCCTTCCTCGACTGCGCCGCTGGTGGTAAACGTCAACGTATCGACGGCTGCCAGCGTCACCGTGAACCCTGTCTTCTGCCACTTTCCGCCGTAGCCCCATACGCCGTCCACGATGATGCGGGATAAGGCCGATGTGCCTCGCGTCCAGCGTCCAACGTCCGAGCTAAACACCAGTCGCGTTTTCACATTGCTGTTCAGGGGATGCAGTTCGCAGTCACTGACGGATACCACCGTGCTATCTCCGTTTGTGATGGATAGCACAGATTTGAGATCGGCACGCAGCATCAGGGTCTGCCCATCGAGCAAATCGCCGTCATCCGCTACGCTGCGGGCTATGTACTTCCGCGCCATGATGTACTCGTCAAAGCGGCGATCTGTCATTTGCTGAATCAGATCGCTTACCTCAACGAGTGCATCCAGCAGCCGATCCGCCATCGCGTTGCTGGGCGACGATGCGCCCAGTGCTGCACGATAGTCGGAAGGAAGCAGTAGCGGCGTAGCCTGCGGCGAAGTCATCGGGTCGGCTCCTAGCTAAACGCCACAGTGCCGGTATTGACGATGATCCTGAAGCGCGTAGTAGATTCCGCACGCACCAACAGAAGTTTGTTGCTGCCGAACGTGGCGATGCGGTTTGTGCCATCCCATGTGACGCCAGAGGGCAACGTTACCGTCACCGCGCCGGAGCCTTTGCCGATGATGAGGAGTTCATCACCGGGTTGTGGCGTACCCAACACGACATCGGGCGTGCCGGACGTGTTCAGCACCAGTTGCCCGCTGCGGATCATGGCGTTAACGGTGCCGCTGGCTGCTGTCACTTCCTGACTCGCGTTCTGTACCTGCGCGGGCACCAGTTCTTTCACATTCTTTAAGCCTGACATCTCCCCTCCAATTCTTAGGAATTCAGACTAGACGCCGGGGATTAAACCAGCGTCAAGGGGATGCCATAGGTAACGGCAGTCGCTTCGGTATCGAAGAAGCCCATGCCGAGACGCATGTGGGCGACGGTGCTGTAGGCGTCCGCGATCTCGTTATAGATCGTGGCGACCTGCAAACGGCGCTTCCAGCGCATCTTGACGCGATCAGGACGCACGACGCCGATACGACCGTAGATGTTGTTGCCAGCAGTCGAGCTGATCTTGCCCACCGCGTTCGCAGCAGCCATGAAGCCAGATTGCAGGATGTCTACCTTGTAGAGCCGAATCAGTTCGCCCTCTTCGATGGCGGCGGCAGTGAACACATCCTTCGTCTTGACACTGGGGATGTTCACGGCCTGTAGCCCCGTGTCGCCGTCGATGAAGAACAGCAACTTCTGCTTCTGATTGCGGTATGCCACGGGCAGCAGTTGGATCGTGGCGAGGAAGTCCACTTCGCTGAACGGCACATTCGACAGGCGAGAATTCGCCGTGTTGGTGACCAGCGCCCGTTTCAAGAAGCCGTCCATCAGCGTATAGCTGGGCTTGGCTGGCGCAGCGGCGGGCGTGCCGTCGATCAGATTGATGTTGGTGTTCGCGCCAGCCGCAGTATCACCATTCATCAAGATGTACTCGATCTGTTCCGGCGCAGTGACGCGAATCTTGCGCAGCGTTTCAGCCGCGAAGTCGATGAGGGAATCCTCAGTCTCTTCGTTGGTGTACGGCATCCACGTGGAGAGCTTGGCGATGGTGATTTGCTTCTCTGCCGTGCCCACCTTGCTCGGACTGAAGGTCGGCGTGACCATGCCGGAGCTGGTGTCGATGTCGGTCGCCTGCCCCGCCACGTACCACGTATTGTCTGAGCCTTCCAGCGGAATCGTCTCGCTTTTGTACCCACGCGGGATTTCTTCTTCGGTCATCCCCTTGGAGATCAGCAGTTGATACAACTGAGTCTCGTTGCGGACGGATTCCCATAGCGTGCTGCCCGGTAAGTCCTCGGCCCACTCGGAGCCGAAGCCCGATTGTGCCGTGCCCATCACCTCATTGGCGCGGATGGCACGCCCGTCGCGAGTGACGAACGAAGATCGGAACGGCGCATCGACATAATTCTTGTCGCCCGCTTCGAGCTTGTGTGCCGTCATGTACGTCATCGCACGGAAGTATTTCTCGCTCACGAGTTGTTCCGGCTTGACCGTCTCGCGCATAAAGTCGGGGACGCGGGACATGCGGATTTGGTAGCCCATCGCCAGTTGTTCGGGCGTGGCGCGGTCGAATTGCATATCACGCACGGAGGTGATCCGGTTCCCCGGACGACCGTCGGGAATAGTAGGCTTGTCGTTCGTGGTGGGGTCTCCCATCATCAACAGACGGAGCTGATCAGCGAGTTTCTGAACACCGGCTTCGTCGCGCTTGGCGGCTGGCTTCGGCTTGGTGGTGAGCAGCGCTTCGAGCGCACTACGCAGTTGGTCACCGCGAGTTGGTGCTGGCTCTTCATCTTTGGCGGGATCAGTACCCCGCTGCGGGTTTTCCAGCGTAGGCTCGGCGGACGGTTGCTGCATGGACTGAAGCATCTGCATGACGCTTTCCAATCCGTCGCGCTCAACCAATGCCGCCAATACCGACATCGCATCGGCATCCGGCTGAAGCCCAAGTTCTTCCAAAAGTGCGCGTACATTCGGCGCAGTTGGAGCAGTCATTTGCTTGCCTCGATTGCTAGTGTTAACCTTCGTCGTGGCGTCTGACTTTCCTCCGCACCCACAGGAGCAACTCCCGTCTTTGGCGTCTCTCTGGTCATCTGCCTCATAAACGGCGCGTAAACCGCCGTCTTGACTGCGAATCATCTTGACTTTGGGCATTCGGAACTCGCACGGCTTATCCGTTAGACTGAGTTCGGTCAAGTACCATTTCACAAAACGCCCATCATCATCAAACAACGCGAGATGCTCGGCACTGGCGGAACTAGTGGCTAGTTTCCCGGCGCGTATCTCACGCATCACGCGTTCAAAGTGGGGGCTGTCACGGAATAACTCCGCTTCGAAGGCGATGCCCGTTTCGTCTTCCCACATGCGGGTGATCACGCCGATGATGTCGAACGCGATGTCGTCATCAGAAGTGTGCCCGTACAGGAGGCGGACGTTGGGTGTTTTGCCCACTAAGCCGAAGTCAGGCGGACGTTGGCGGTCGAAGTATGTGCCGTAGCAATCCGTCTGTCGTGGCGATCCCCATATGCCGACGTACCCCGTGATCTTGGCGTCGCCCACGGCACGGACATATCGAAGATCGCTGCGTGCTAGTGTTGTCATGTCATCCCAAATAGCCCCATCTACAATGGTAGATGGGGTACTGGGCGCTGTATAGACTTCAATCATGCAGGGTCACATATGCAGGGTTAGGCGTGAGGACGGCGGTTAGATATAACCCAACAGAAGACAGCCGAGGTAAAGTAGCGATGCGCCCACACCAACCGCAAAGCCGTAGTGCGGCGCTTTGAAGGTTGGCGACCACCAATTGGTTTCGCCATAGCTGCAATCAGTTGGTATGTCTTTGGGCAGCCAAGAACCGCCAACAGGAGGATTAGCGGCAGGAGTCGGTAACGGGATCAGTGCAAAGTCTTCGCGTTCGCACCACAGCTCGCCACCGCCATCGAAGCGCAAATGATAGCTACCCATCTGTTGCCGATCCGCATTGTCGCGCCATGCCAGCACAGTTGCGTAGGAAGTGTCGCCCATTCGCAGACGCTTGTGCCGCACGCGCCGATTCATTAGGACAAAGGATTCGACAGGTGGCGGCGGTGGTATGTAGACCATGATTATTTCTCTCCTGTATCCACTGCTCAGGACTACGCTTGCTCTACCACATACATCTCATGCAACTCGTCGCGCTCTACGATCTTCAACTGAAGAGCGAGAATTTGAATCTCGCCAGTCGCTTTATTGACTGTGATGTATCCGTCTTTGATCGCGTCCTCGGCGAGACCGAAGCTGATTCCGGCGTAACGTCCGCCTTCCCAACGCACTGTCATCTGATCGTCACCCGGTAACGTCACATTGCGGTGCTCGCTGACGATGATACGAGCGTCCAACTTGCGGTAGAACGGATCGAGATTGTTGTTGACTATCATTCCAGCCTCTTATAGATTTCGGCAGTCGCTTTCTTCACTGCGGTCGCGGCAAGCACCTGTTGCTGCGTAGACATCTCGTTCGGCAACGACTTCCAACCTGTTTTCTCATGGTATGCCGTTTGCATCCCATCCTTCCAGCCGCTGACGCCGCCCGTGCGTTTTGCCCCGATCACCTTCGACGCGTACGGCATATTGCTGCCGACCGTGACCTTCACGGCGTTGCCAATCACCTTGGATACGTGCGTGAGACTCTGCACGAGCTTGCCTGTCCGCTTGTAGGGAATGACGATCAGCCCCTTCTTTAGGGCTTGGAAGAAGCCTCGCTGCGACTTGAAATCCTTGAACTTCGAATAATAAGTTTTGCCCTTTGCATCCTTCCGCTCGTAGACAAGATCAAGCGGACGGTTCGGTGCTTCAGGATATTCGCGCATGATCTCTTCGGCTTTCGTGCCGACCGCGCCGCCAACCGCCATGAGAATATCCTCGCTCTCTGGCGGCTGAAAAAGACTCCGTGCCTCTAGCAGGAAGTCTTCTGGCTCGTCACTGAGGATGACGAATTCAAGGCTCACGGTATCTGCCTTACCACGACCACCAGCGACAATCCAGATTGCGCCACGCTGGACACGAACGTGAGGTAACCAGCGCCGCCGAGCAGCTTGGACGGCGGGATGATGTACTCTTTGCTGGCGACGGTCGCGATCGTGTAATCGGCGGTGCCGTCGTTGGGAGACACTGGCGTGACAATATTCTCGGAGCGCTCAAGGAACGAGAGCGTCGCGGCATTCCATCCCACCGGGGTGTATATCCTCACGACGTAGGCGCTGTTCAACTTGAGTTCGCTGCTCTTGAGGTTGCTTCCCTGATCGATGGGGACGCTGATCTCCACCTGTGGCGGGTCCCCCCACTGTTTCAAGACTGTGTTTGGCATATTATCCTCGCTTATTCCACTACTGGTCGGCGCGGGCATCGGCAGCGCGGATGCGCCGAGTCGCGGTATGTCACGCCGTCTAGCACCCATCCCTCGGAAATCTTGGCGCGTTGCCCGTGAAGGCGTCGGCAGATGCGGCACACGTGCTTATCACGTACCGTCACCCACACGGCATCGCTCACGCCAACATTCTTCCATCGCTCGAAGGCTCCCGAATTAAACGTCTTCGTGCTCTCGGTGTCGGCGATCAGACGCGCACGGTTGATGATTTGCTCACTCGGCGGGACGCCTTGCTGCACGAAGATGTTGATCAGCGCCTCGCGTAATTGGTCCTGCGTCCACCCCTGCTCAACCTGCCTTGCTACGGCATCACGGATCATCTGAACGGTTGTCGCGTCCAGTCCCTTGATCAGCACGCCCGCATATTGTCTGGCGAATTTCAGGGCTTCCGTGGCGATGAGGTCCCACGACACGCCGACGGTGAGATCGCGGATTTGCTTGGCGCGTGTTGTGTTCGGCTTTGCCGTCGTCTCGCGCTCCAATGCTTTATCCCCTGCCGAGACCCCGGCAAGGATGAGCTGCAACAGCGGACCCGGTGTTTCCAGATCGCCTACCCACGAAGTAGTGAGTGATTCAATCGCTGACTCGCGCGTTCCTTCCCATGCGGCGATACCAGCATCTGGATCACTGGCAATGTGATCGAGCAACGTATCCGGGACGACCTGCTGCGTCAGCCAATCAGTGCCCAGATCGACGGTGAGCGCATTGAAGCCCTTCCAATACTCCTCGGCATCTTGGGGCGTCGCGCCGATGGGTTTGGCGGGCGTGCCGTCGCGTACCCATGTTTTTGCCGCATCGAATACCACCGAGGGGTTCCACATCTCCGTAAGTTCGCCGCGCACATACTCGGCTATGTCACTGGTGAGATGCTCGGTCGCGAATTCCACCGCTTCGCCCTTGCGTTTTACCTTGTCGCGCCACAACTCAAGCTCGCGAAGTTGCGCCGCAACAAGTGCTGCCGAGCGCTCTGGAATCTGGGCGGGCTGCGCTTCCAGCGGGATAGTGTGGATCGTCTGGTAATCATCACGGCTGATCTGTACAGCACGTGGCGTCAGCGTGATCGGCGGATGGAACTCCACGCTCGGCAGATCGCGTCCAGCGGGCAGGTAGCATAGGGTGATGTGTGGCGTATAGGCGTCTGGCGCACTGAACTCCGAAGTCTTCACGCCTAGCCGCGTCAGCGCATCGAACACTTGCCGCTGCAACGCTACCAGTTCAGCGCTCGGCTCGACCGCCAGATGAACGACGGTGCCGTCATCGTGATGGTCGAACAGGCTCACTTCCCTAACCCGGATAGCCATCGCCGGGAGCGAGCGCGGCAGCATCCCGATGACGCGGGCCAGTGTATCTCCCTGCACATCCTCACCATACGCGAGTGTAATGTGAAACTGATCGTCTGCCGTCCAATCCCGCGCTTCTGCAAATTCCGGTCTCCGCTTGAGACCGCCGCGAATATCCATCAGCACGGGATGACCACTCAAGTCGAGGCTAACGTAAGCCGGGGTCGGATCGGCGCGAGTGATCTCCACGGGCGGTTCTGGTGACGGTGACGGTGGAGGTAGTGTCGGCGGGGTAGGCGGCATATTGAGCGTGAACGGCGATGCGGCAGCAATAGGTTTGGTGCGCGGATCGACTTCCCAGATGTAGCCGTCATTCGCTTCATCTGGATCGACGCCGATAGCCAACTGCGCTTGTGACCGCTTGATCAATCCCTTGTCATACACTGCCAGTGCGTAGGTAGGATCGCGATCAATGTGATTCTCTAACTGCGGCTTGCCGACATACTTACGGGCCTCATTCACCGTGAAGATGTTGACCTTCACGTTGTTCTGCGCCGTCGTGCTGCGGTCCTCCGTCGCGAGCGTCGCCCCTTCCACATCGCTGAGATCGGGCGCAATCTTGAGACCGATCTTAAAGTCCGGCTCAAGCCACTGCTCGGTAAGTTCCTGACAGATGAATTTTATTTCAGGCGTGGTCACATGCTGAATGTGCTGATTGAATGCCGCGTCGAACGTGCCGGTTGCCGATAGCGGATCGCTCGCCATGCCGATGCCGATCAGGATCGGGTTTGTCTGGAAGAACGCGCAGATGTCGGCTTTCGCGATGTCGTTGAGTTCCGGCATCGCAAGGTCAACAGGTGGCGGCGAGAACGGCGTCCACGTCCATTCGCCGCCACCGGAGACACCATGCACGAAGGTCTTCCACGCGTTCTTAACGCCCTTGAACGCTTTCTCCCAGAGTTCCTTGGCTTCCTTCTTTTCATCGGCGGTGATCTTGCCGCTGAAGGTCAGCATACCGTCAAGGCGTGCCGAGTTGAAGAAGAAGCTGGACGCATACTCGATCAGCGCGGCTTCGGTGCGGATGCGCTTCATCGACCTTTCGAACGCTGACAACGGCTCAATATCACTCAACGAACTGAAGTTGCGGATCGCGATCATCTCGGCTGGCTTGACGATGCGTCCGAACTTGGTCAGCATATAGCCGTCCACCGTATCATGGATGGGATCGGGTATCTCCTGCACATCGGTGGGGCGGATGAACTGCACGCGGTTGCTATAGCCCCAGATGTTGCGGTGCTTGAGTAGGTATGCCTTGCCCCAGATGTTGAGCGATGCTTCGATCTGGTATAAGAAGCGCGAGCTGCGATTGATGAACTGTGAAATCGGCAGGCCGCCCTCGATCACTTTGCCATCTGCGCCCAGCACCTGCAAAGGAATCTGGCTCACCACCGTGGAGCGGAAGTCGGTGCAGGCCGTCGCGATGGTTCCGGTCGCGTAGGTCATCGCCAGCGTGTGAGGATCGTAATTGCCGTAGCGCAAGCCCGACACGAACCTATCGACGGGGATGTTATCCCCGAAGTCCCGCATCGGCGCGATCTTGCCGTCCCGTACCATCAGCGTGCGTTCGCGCAGTCGCTGCTGCGTTGCCTGTATCGACATCACCACACCTCACCCCATAACGAGCCACTCGGTGTCAACATCTCGTATGCTCCCGAACTGGCATCCACTTGGTCATCGTTCGCGCCGCTGGGGAACGTCGCCAGTTCTTCCAAATACGCCCGATTCCACGTCCCGCGCACCATCTTCACGCGCCTATTCTTCACGCGGCTGGCGAACGGTTGCGCCCGCGTGTACTTATCACCCACGGGCGGCATCGCATCGATGGTGTAGCCGCGTATCCGTTCATCATCAAGCAGGTAGTCAAGCTGAACGATCCCTTGCTTTTCGGCTTCGAGCCGAATCGGGACATGCCGACCATCGATCTGCGCGTTCTGCACAATGCCCTCATGCACATCGGTCGGCGTCATCTGCCCCCGGAACATATCCGCGAGGATGATGTATTCGTCTTCCGTGATGCCCATCTTCAAGCCTGCCGTGTAATCGGCGCGGCTCTTCGCGGTGGCAGCGAGGTCGTAGAATCTCGCCCATGCTTTGCACTCCGGGGCTTCATCGATGATCTCGATCAGCAACGGATCGAAGAGCTGCCCGGACCGCGCGATGGGCTTCTGCTGGTATTCAGCAGCAAACCGATACTCGCCCAACGTCTCTCTGCGCTTTTCCAGCTTGGCGAGCGGATAGCGTTCGGGCCACAGCGCCTCGCCGGGTTGCCGTCCCAGCAGATCGTTCTCTTCGGCAATGGCTGGCAGTCGGATAACTACAAAGTCATCAACAGCCGTGTCAGGGTTCGTCAGATGCCCGATGAGGTCGGCTTGATGCCAGCGCGTATGCGTGACAATTGCCGCACCACCCGGTTCTTCGAGACGGGTGTACACATCACCCCACCAGTCGATCAGGTTCTCGCGGTAGGTAGGACTCTCGGCTTCCAGTCGGCTCTTGATCGGATCGTCCACATTCAGGATATGAGCGCCGTGCCCTGTTACGCCGCCGCCAACCCCCGCCGAGATCATGCCGCCTTCACGATTTTCGATGTCCCATTCGGCTAGGCTTGCCGTGTCTCTTGACAGCTTGATGGTGGGGAAGAACCTGCCGTAACGTTTATCCCGGATGTAATTGCGCACGGCGCGGCTGTTGCGGTTCGCTAACTTCGCGCTGTACGAGGTGTTGATCAGACGCCGATCCGGGTTGCGGCCTTCGAACCATGCCGGGAACAACTTGGAGATGTTGATTGTTTTCCCATGACGCGGCGGCATCTCGACAATCAGCCTGCCGATGCCCTCCTGACCACCCGTTTCCACATACCGCGCCACCTCTATCAGATACCGATCTAAGAAGGCTTGGTGCGACACATGTTGATACGGCGGATACATCGCTTTCTTGAAGGCGAGGTACGACGCCACCATATCGGCAGCCGTCTCGCGACGCATCGGACGCAGGCCGACATCACGCAGTGTGTTGCCCACCAAACGATCAATCATCTGTGCCGGGTACATGCCTGTCACGCCTGCACCTCTTGCTTCAGCGCCACCAAGTTATCGAGCAACTTCGTCAGCAATTCAGAGGTGCTCAGGTTCAGCAGGACGGCATACTGATTGATCTGGATCAGGATCGGGGACATCTGGATGATCTCGGTGGGCATGTCACGCAGCAGCCGCATCTTATCCACGGCGATGCCTGCCGCCGTCATTAACTGCTGCCCGTTCATGTCGTTGATTTTCTCCGGCTCGGTTGCCTTCGCCACCATCATCCGCGCCGCCCGCTCGAACATGGCATCCAGTTTGGTGGATACCTCACCTTGAACGGCTTGCCGATCTTCATCCCTGAACGCGGTATCGTTGAAGACCGTGATTGCCGACGCAGAGTCAACAACTTTTTTTTCAGTCAACTTGACTCTTGACTCCGAGCGTGACTGAAGCGCTTGGTAGCTGCGCATCCACAGCCGCACCGTCTGATCTGGCAAGCTCGGCGTCTCCAAGGCAGCACGAATAGCATCCATCGTCACAACGTCGAGGACGCCTGCGTTTCGCGCTACCAGTTCCAGCGCGAGTGCCTTTTGTTCATCGGTGTACCGGGTTGCCATTACCTAACTCTATTTTCACCTATCCGCGCGTATTTAACGCCTCGGCTTAAGAAGAGCATCCACCGTACTGCGTTCGATGCTGCCGTAAGCGCAGTTCGGATGATCGGCGCTTTGAGCGGGCATGACAAAATAAAAATACACATTGTCATATCCGGGCAAGGTCGCAAACCACGTCTCACCCGCGCTGCGCCAAGCCCGATTCCAATACGTGATGTGATAAACGTAGTGAAAAGCTGGATCGATCTTCATGCCGTTGATGAGCCAGCGATCTGGCTTCGTGGCAAACCCAAGCTTCGCGATATTGCCAACATGCGACGGCAACCCCTGAGTTAATGGATCGATGAGATAGTGATGGCCTGTGCCATCTACGATGTCGAGTTGCGCTGCCCATGCCGTCGCGATTACAGGACAGGTTGCGGCGTGCGCTGGCGCAGGTGAAACAAACGCGATAAGCAGGGCGCAAATCAGGATGACGAGTAGGATTGCGTGCAGTCTGATCACTTTACTTTCTCCGTTTTCTTGTCTTTGCCGTCCGTACATAGTCTCCGAATTGCCGCCTCTATCGTCTTGCGCGTCAGGTTGCCATCATTGGCATCTAGCCACTTGCGCACCTTTGCGCTATCCACGCCGAACCGCGATGTGAGCTTGTCCACTATCGCTTGCTTTTCGGCTTTGCTCGGCTTATTGTCTTTGAGGTCGGCGTCAGTGTCGGCTTTGTCCGTAAGATAAATAACCTCGGCGCGGTTCTTCAGCGCGGTTAATTGCCCGTTGGTTAAGCCATCGATCTCTGCCACTACCAGATCGCCGCTTGCTAGATGGGCGTCTACTTGCTCGGTAACATCTGTGATGGACACCCCGGCAGGCAGCAGTGCTGTAATTTCCATCTCGCCCTGCGCAGTGAACCGCGTGACGATACGTGCTTTATTAGCCATCGTTATGCCTTATCCAATTCTGCCGAGTAAACAGCGGAGGTTCGTGCCCACGAACGAAACGCGCCGAAGGTGACACCTGAACTGTCGGCGTAGTTGCAAGAGGTGAGCGCCGCGCCCTGCGAATTGGTGACCGTACCGCCACGCTTTGACCATGACGTGCCATTCTTGGTGTAACAGTCGTGTGTGTTGCCTGATACAATCACACAGATGGTGTCAGTGGCGTCCGTTACGCCCGTGACGTTAATGCGGTTGGTTGCCGTGCCGCCGCTGATGCTATCGAGACGGAAATCCCACGCCGTGTTCGCGTCATTGCGCTGCAAATAGGCACGCCAGCAGTTATTGAGTTCTTCGCCCGCTGTACCGCGATAAAACATGTTGACGGTCTGCCCAGCTGCGGGGGATGCTGGCAGCGTGAACGAGCGGTGATGGATAGCATCAGCAGATGATACTTGTGCAGGGGCTAACGCAAACGCCTTGATCGTAAAGTCGTCTAGGTAGATGTCTCGCTGCGTGGCGGCGTCATTGATGAGGGCCTTAGGATATACGGTAGCCGTCGCAGTGGCGCGTGTTATCTTGCTGTAAGTTCTGTTCGATGTGCTTAAATCCCCCGTATAAAAGGGCAGCACGGTACTGGCGGCGAGGCCCGTTCCCGCCGCGTCGCCAACGACGATAACCTGCAAGCGCGAGTCCACTTTCCGCGCCTTGACGCCCACTTCATAAAACGTCCCGCTTGTTACCGCCACACCCGCCGTTAGATATGCCTCGGTGTTGAGGTTTTCATTGTCGCCAATGTGCAGGTCGCCGGTTCCTGCAATTGGTGACACTGTATTTCGCTCAAAGGTGTCAAGGCTATTGTAATTAGTCCATCCCGATACGTCTGTCTCAAACGTGCCGTTAGAAATCAACTCGCTGCCAAGTGCGCCTTGTCCATTTGCCGTGATATTGAACGTACATAGGCCGTAGTCGGTCGTGAATGGCGCGGGGAGATCGCGCACGCGCAGGTAATCATTGCTCCATGCGACATTTGTATTATGAACGCTGATTCCGGCATAAACCGACGCCGCGCCGGTAGTACTCACCCATACTAGACGCCACGTACCAGATAGCTTGATAAAGTAGTACGCGCCCGACGCACGGAGTACAACACACCCGTCTATCTCGGTGGACGCTGGAACGGAGACAGGGACAGATAGAAGCGCACTTGGGTCATACACATATAGACTTGTCTGGAATGGTACAAGTGCATAGGTGTCGATTGCACCGGCAGTTGTACCCCATCCAAGCCGCAACGCGCCGAGCGCACCGTAATTGAAGTTAGCGAAAACCGCACGTCCAGCCACAACCGCAAAAGCACTAATACTACGAATAAGTGGATCAGCGTTTGCAATAGTCATACCAGCCGACTGTAGCTTTCCGCCGCTGATCGAAAGTTTATTGCCACTTGAGTCCACAACCGTCAATTGCCCCGGACCCGGCTCGGCGGTGCGCGGCGAAGTAAGAGGGGCGGATTGTGCGGCTAAGAATTCATCGCGAAGCAGGTACTGTATTGCGTTATCGTCTTCAAACAGCAATAACATAATTAAATCGTGACCTCGCCTTCAACGGTGCTTTTTGTGTCCGCGTCCGACTCCTTGCCGCCGTTGCTGGCTTCGAGACTTTCGCGTTGCAGCAACTTGGCGAGGTTGTCACGCAGCGAGGCGATCTGCCCTTGCAACTGATCGCGCTCGACGTTTTGCTTTTCCTGCATCTGCTCGCGTTCAACGGCCCACTGCTCTTCCATCTGATCGATCCGCAGCAGCAGTTCTCGTTCACGCTGATCCGCGCTGGTGAGTTTGGCTTCCAGTTCGACGCGGGCACTATTGCTGACAACAAGCTTTTCCCGCAAATCATCGACGGTTTCATTCAGACCTTGGAATGCCCGCTTATTGGCTTCGCGCTCGGCTTCTGTGGCAAGACGGAACGCGTTGTGACGCTCTTCGAGTGCTGCCACCTTCGCGTTGAAATTCATTTCTGACTTCCGAAGTTCATTGCGATAGTAGTCGCGGTCTTCTTGCAGCGTATCAATTGACACTTGGAGGACGGCTTGCTGTTGTTTGGCTGCATTGAGGGCAAAGGTGAAGATCACACCGAGGATCGTGCCCACCGAGCCGAGAATAACGCCAATAGCCGCCAGCGTGTTTGTATCCATCCACTCTCTCCATAACAAACGAACAGGGACGCGGCGGAAGGTGCCGTGTCCCTGTTCGTTCGCCGTGTTCACGAATGAACTTTAGTTTAGGGTGCGTCCGTGCTGCTGTATAGACTTCAATTCGGCAGGGGCACTTGTGCAGGGTCTACGTATGGCACCTTACGAATGAGCACGATTACACCAGCATCAAGGCTGATCGCCCCCTCTTTTTCCAGCGCCAGCAAGTGATCCTGAATGGTCTGACGTGACATCTTTATATTGTTTGTCCGTAGTTGCCGCCGCAGCTCGCCCCGGCGTGGCGTACTGCTACAATTGCGCTCGCGCCAGAAGGCGAGGATCACGTTAAATACTTTGTGTCGTTGCAGCATTGTCATGCTCCGTAGTATCCGCTAATAGCTTCAATCCCTTCGTCAAGCACGCGTCGCATATGTCGTGTGGGCGTTTCTCCTCGCTAGCCTCGATCCGTAACATCTGTTGACCTGTAGCGCCGCATTCGTCGCAGACAAGTTCCTGCGTGATTTCAATGCCTACCCCGAATCCGCGCTCCACGATGTCGGCAAGCTCGGCCTTCGCTGCTTCGAGTTCGGCATCACCGATCTTGATTACTCTCACGTCCGCCTCCGCTCAACCATGCTTTGATCTCTTCTTTAGTCAATTTACATGTCGGCGAAACACCATGAATCACATAGCCTTCGACAGTGCCACGCTCGATCTTCGCGCTTTTGAAAACAAACAGTTGTACTGTATATGGCGGGACGTATTCATTTTTGACTTTCCTGAACGTATCCCACAACTTCCAGTGCTGGTTTGGCTCGTCGAGTGCGCTGATAAACGGTTCGATCCATTGAAGTTCCAGCTCGCGGGCCATCAAGATGGGACGCTGCGGCAATTCGTTGTACATCTTCGTTAGGCGCTCAAGGATTTCACTCACGCTACACCGTCCCGCTTCCAGTGCCAGATGCCTTGCCCGCCTTTTGCCGGAATCGGCGGATCAAACACTTCCTTCACGTCGAGTTGCCACGCAAATCGCCCCGGTGCCCAGCCGCCAACCGCACGCTCCTCGCGAGTCTGCGCGGCTATGAATTCCGGCGTCATCGGGATGCAGTCCACGATCTTGGCGATGCACAACACCGCGCCGAATGGCATCGGCTCGTTGAGGCGTAAGCCTGCGGGCAGTAGTCCCGTTTGATATTGGTAATAGATGTCGGCGAGCGAGCCGTTGCCGCTGGTATACTTGCCGTTGCGATAGTGCGCCAGCTCGCGTTGTAGTTCGTTCCAATCGGTCCGCGCCATGCCTGCGTGGATGGCGATCTCACCGCGCCACGTCGTCGCCCAGTGCCGCGTTTCGAAGCACTTCAGCAGCAGGGCGATCAACATTGCCCACGGTTGATATAAAGTGATCGCTCTCATTCTTGCACCTCGTCTACCTTCGCAAAGTACGGCGGCGGCAGTTGCTCGCCATGCGTGATCACTCGTCTGGTGTCGCGATCAGCCAGCTCGTCAAACCAGTTCGAATTCGAGAGATAGCTTTTGGCCTCATCGTCGCCGCTCGCCGCACGGTAACGCAGTTCGGACTCCATGATGTCCCGCTGCTCTTCCCAGACGAGCGCGGCGTAGCCATGCAGGAAGTCAAGCTTGCCCACCTTCTTGCTGAGTCTGCTGTCGATGCTGCTGCGTGCATCCATAAAGAGCGAGCGCCCGTGTTCCATCATCAGCCACGCGTAGAAGCTGCGCTCGGCTACCTGTCGCGTCGTGAGCTGATCCCACTCGCCTTGCACGTGCTTGGAGGCCTTCCGCTCCGGTAGTTTGGCCTCCTCTACTTTGTCTTTCTCCGCGAGCAGCTTCTGTTGCACTTCCTTCGCCGCCAGCGCCTCGCAGTCGCTGCCCGGATCGGCGTAACGTTGGCACCACACCTTCAGCCAGAACGGATTCTTGCGGCACTGCCAGACGCTGCGCTCTTCGTTGTAGAAGATGATCCCCGTCCACGCTTCGGGATAATCGTGCGACAGCCACTTGACGTTGATGCCGACATCCTCGCGCTGAAGCCGTCCCGTGCTCATGCCCTTGTTGCCGTCATCGTCGATCAGCTTGGCGATGCCCTTGATCGCCTCCGCCATCCGATCAAGCGAGAACCCGCACTCTGCCGCGATCATGTGCAGAGTCGGATCGTCCTTCGGCAATGGGCGCTCTGTCAGGCGTCCCTTCGCCGCTAGGATGAGCATGATCTCGTAGTTGATGCGCAGCGCCGGATAGTGCGGCTGGGCAGTTGGCGGGATGATAAATTGCAACATCGGCGTCTTGCGCTTGCCGTCCATCCCCCGGAAGATTTTGTTGGCATCCGGGCGCGGCTGGATGTATTCGATCTTGCCCTTGGCAGGCTTTTCGCCGTAAATGTACAGGATGAAGCGGAAGAGCTGATCGCACGCTTCGTCCACAGTGATCGCGCCGCTGGTGAGATCAGCCATGATCTCGACGTTCGTTCGTGTTGGAATGAGTTCTTGTGTCTTCACAGTGCCTCCACTGGCGGCGATGGCTGCCCACCGCCGCCGAATGCTCTAGAATATGTTGTCGTCTTCGACCTTCACTGCTACTTCCGGCTCGGCCTCGCCCGCCTTGATCTGCAAGCGCTTGATCTCGGCATCCTTGTTATGAAGTTCCTGCATAAGTTCACGCGTCGGAAAGTCGCTCTTGAACAGATCGCGGTAAGTGGGCCAGTGCCTATGTCCGAAATCATACGAAAATTCGGTGGCCCGCTGGATTGCCCGCCCAATCACATCGATCATCCCGCGCAGGCGTGCATCTTTTTCCTTGTGCGTACCAGCATCCGATACTGACTCCGCGACAATCTCCATCGCACGGAGGTGGGCGATCACGTTATCGAGCATCGACTTCATATCTTTCACGGCGTTGTCGCCTTCTTTGCCCGCATATGTCACCAGCGCGGTGATCTGGTCGGGAAGATGGCGCGAGTCCAGATACCAACGACGCTCAGATGAAATCTTCTGGATGACGTTGCTTACATCCTGCAACTTCTGTCCGTCCGTCTTGAACCACCGATCGATTGGACGCACAAGGAACGTGCCGACGAGCACGTTTTCTTCGCCTTCACGCTTGAAGGCTTTGTACGGTTCGTTGCTCCCCAGTTCGGGATTTACCCACGCGAACCCGGTCGCCGCCATGAATTTATCCGAAAGATAGGTGATGGTGTCGGGCGTGGTATCATCCACTTCCACCGTCAGTTCGACTTCAATGTGATATTTCGTCATTCGCTCATCGTCCCTTCTGCTAGTTCCTTGAGTACGTCACAATGGCACGCAGTCTCTGCTGCGTGTTTCTCCCGTGCAATACGCCGTCGTTCGCGCTCTTGCAGTGCGCCGTAACAACGTCGGCATATTTGCCCTTCAATTCCGAACCGCTCTCCGCTGATACGATCTGGCGTTTTGTTGTGCCCTTGAACTGGACCGTCCGGGTCGGCGCATCGAGCACACGGAGACCAATCTGACTTAGGTTCAGTGCGATAGGTCAGATTCCGATCCGTTCCGTCGTATTCAACATGCTCGCGAGTCACCATTGGCTTCAAGTTCTGGGCGGAATTGTGAAGCTTGTTGCCATCCAGATGAGCGATCTGCTTTCCCTGAACCGCCTCGCATCCATAAACCTTGATAGCGATCATGCGATGCACGGTCACACGACGAACCACTTCGCGATTGAATACAAGATTGACGCTCAGATAGCCTCTTGAATTCACAAACGCATGAAGCACTTCACCAGATCGCGGATTAGTCACTGCGCCTGTTTCGACCGACACGTCGTAGTAACCGTTTTCGAGCATCCATTGCACATAATCGTCAAGCGGCATGTCTTTCATATCGTCCTCGCTTGTTTCGTAATCGAACGGTGTCTTACACCAGCACACGAGCGTCTTATCGAGCAGTTCCGGCAGCGCCGCCATGAGATCGGGTTGGCTCGTGATGTAGTCCCGATACTTGGCGATCACTTCTTCACGCGTGCCGTCCTTGCCGATCACGAACGGGTTCGCCCACTTCGACTTGGGCAGCCGATCAAAGCGATTGGCGCGGGCACACCAGACGAAGGCCGGATCGCCCGCCTTGATCGCGG